ATCCCGTTATCCGGTGCATTTCACTGCTCACTGAGAAGATGCTATGTTTGCCTATGGGGAAATTTGTTTGCCTGGTGGAAGGATACTGTTGCCCTTCACTACTATATAACACAGATAAAAAGTTTGGGCAATCTTATTGAGTTTAAATACCACTATGCACTGGACGTACCAAGGGAAAGACATTTTAGAATTACCAGAGGACTATGTTGGATTTGTTTATCTGATAACAAATACAACCAACGGTAGGAAGTACATAGGCAAGAAACTTGCAAAATTCAAAAGATCAAAAGCACCCTTAAAGGGTAGACGCAACAGACGTAGGTACAAGGTCGAGAGTGACTGGCAGGAATACTACGGATCCAGCGATGACCTTACCATGGACATAAAAAGACTTGGTGCGGAGAACTTCACAAGGGAGATACTGTTCTACTGCAAATCAAAATCAGAACTATCATACGTGGAGGCACGAGAACAGTTCTCACGTAAAGTGTTAGAGACCAAAGATTACTACAATGGTCATATCCGTGTGAGAGTACACGGCAAGGGAATCCTTAAGTCATAAAAAAACCCCCAACTAATAGCCGAGGGTTTTAAAACTATAATTGTTAACGAAAATTACGCCGCTGTTTTTGCCGCGTTCTTAACTTCTTGTATTTCTTTTCTTCTTGCTTTGATCAGCTTCGAAAGATTTGCTAATGCTTTTCTGGCTCTTGTTGCCGAAGCTTTAACACCCTTTTCTACAAACTTTCCATTCTCTTCTGAATAAGTCTGTATCTCAGTCATGATCGATTCATGTGTTTCTTGTGACATATTTGTCCTTCCTTTGTTGTTCGTACGATAACATTAATTAACGTTAGTGTTATTAAAGCACGTAAGAACTGGTTTTGTCAAGTGAAAAATTATACAATAATGTCAACATCGTTGGCATAGTTGGTAAAGCCATTTTCTTTTACCACTTTTAGTACAGAATTCACCCTACTTACCAACTCATCTTTGTGAGAGATCAGGAAAATGTTTTTCTGTTGTGTTCTGCTCATGTCTTTCAACACTGCCATGGAACTCTCAACACCGGATATATCCATGCCGGCATCGATCAATTCATCTATGAACAATAAGTTGATCTGTTGATAAAGACTTTCCCAAACATCTCTGAATGCCCAACTTAAACTTAAAATTAATCTGTTTCTTTCACCTCTGCTCAGGTTATCAAAGTCCAGTTCCCTGCCCAACTCTTCAATTGTGACAGACAAGTCGCTCTGGAATGTGACTGTGTGTGGCAGTTTGACCTTGCCTAGGAAATATGCTAGACGTTGATTTAAGTAAGATAAATTCTGTTCTATTATTCTTGTTCTTATGAATGAATCTTTTGCAGTTAGCAGTTTGTAAAGGAATTCCTGGTGTCTGTACAGATCCTCGAGATCATTAGCTTTCACGTAATTAACTTTTTGTATTGCGGATTTCTTCATCTCATCAACCTGCTCTGCATACGGATCTTCTTTGGCTTCATTCTGTTCCAACTGGCGTTTTAGATCCTGCAATGAACTCTTGTGGTTGTATGCTTCGTCCATTGTATCGTAGTAAGTGTCTGGTATGTTACCCAGCTCTCCTATTGCATCTACATCCTGCTGTATCTTTGTAAGATCACCTTTGAGTTTTGATGCATATTCCACAGATTCCGATAGTGTTGTCTTAAGTTTTCCGACTAGGTGTTCGTGCTTGTCATCGTGCAGTTCTTGTTCACATGTGGGACACTTGGCCGCTTCTGCGAACTCCAGGTCCTTCTCTGTCTTGCCCACCGTGCTTTCTGCCTTGGTCAACGAATCTTCATGATACGCTTTCTCTTTCTCTAGGCTCCTCAGTGCGGTCTGCATCTCATTGTGTTTGGACAGTCTTTTGTGTGCATCCAGTTCTTTTACGATGTCTACCTTGTCCAGTTCCTCTATTGCTTCTGCAAAACTTCTAGCATCATCGTTTTTCTGTGTCTGCCAAGCACTGGATCTAATTTTTAAACTTTCAATGGTCTCCTGAATTTTTTCATTTGATGCGACCTTGGTGTCGATCATCATTTTCTCTTCCAGCAGTTCGGTTTTGGTTGCCTTCATTTTATCTTTAAGCAGATCTGCTTTCTGAGACAGTAAAGTTATGCCAAGCAACTGCTCTATGATCTCACGTTGTTCTGCCTGTTTGGTTGAAAGGAATGGCTGTGTGTATGTGTTCAGTGCGATTATGTTTTTGAACATGGCATGGGTCATGCCCATTAACTTGTTGATCTCTAATTGTGTTTCCTTGTTCTCGCCCTGTGCTTCGTTGGATTCTAAGTTCTGTTCAATATTGTTTGCATAGAACCTGAATATCTGTGGTTTCCTACCTCTTTCAATAGTGTAGGTGACCCCGTTCTTCATGAACTTGACACTCACTATCATGCCCTTCTCATTGGTCTTGTTGACAAGGTTATCTCTTCTGATGTTTGTTAATGCTTCGCCAAAGAACACATACGATAGTGCATTGATGATTGTGGTCTTACCGGTACCATTCCTAGCACCTGCGTCATCACCACCCAAATCCATGTTCTCACCGATGACCAGTACCAGACTTTTGTCAGTAAAATTTATAGCCTGGACCTGATTGCCCACGCTCATGAAGTTTTTAACTGTAAGTTCTTTAATCGTCAGCATGTATTTTTTCCATTAGTTTACGCCATCTTTTGTAGCCAGATATCCAGACACTATGTGGAGTGTCTTTGTCTGATACATTTGAATTCCATTTCTTTGTAGGGAGCTTCTTTAAAATATCCCAGAATTTCTTCTTGCTAATTTGTGACATCTAGATCGTTGTAAATTGCTGTTAATATGTTTTTGTCGTATGTTTCCGAATCTACCCCTTGCAGTTGTGAGATAACGATCTGGTCCACACTGTCAAACTTCTGCACTTCCACTAGTGGCTGTTGTGCATTGTCCACCTGTTCGGGGATCAGTTGTAGTTCTCTTAAACTGTACTTGTCTATGAATGTTTCCCTGATAAAGTTTGCTTCTTCGTATGATATCTTCACATCAAGTGTAACTCTCACATACATCTTTGGTTTTAAATATTTCTCCGGGTCTTCCAATAACTCACTTATTTTTATCGTGATATATCTTGGCATATCTGGCCAGTTTATATATTTGGGCTCACCACCCCACTCCAGTATCATCATTCCTCTGTCTTCGTCCCAGGCATCTGCGTAGTTGTGGGGAAACGCATTACCCATGTAGGTCACATTTTTCATCTGTTGTCTCTTATGGAAGTGTCCTGAGAACACTTTACCGCAACCTGCAAAATGATCTGTTTTGATGGTGCCAACATCTGGCATCTCTACCATGGCATTCATCTTGAAGTATGGCAGTTCAAAGTGTCCAAACACATACTTCTGTGTCATCTTCTCAATCTTTTTATATTCGTCTTCCACGATCCATGGAAGTATAGCAACGTCATCCTCAACCAACCATTCGTTGACGATGTGTATGTTGGGAATATTCCTGATGTATTCCATGGAATTGATTTCTCTTTTCTCCCTGTAATATAAATCATGATTCCCCATGATGACATAGACTTTCTCGAATGCCGCACCCAGTCGTTCCATGTTTGACACTGTGTAGTTCATTGTGGAAACATTGGTTGCTGATCTGTGATGGTGCCAGTCGCCTAGGAATATGCAGGTCTCACAACCCTCTGCCTTGGCCTGCTCTATGAACCATTTCACAAATGCTTCGCAGTCATCATTGTGTACCCTGGAGTTACCCTTAAGGCCAAAATGTATGTCCGTGAAACAAGCGACTTTTTTAAAGAATGCCATGTGTTACCATTTCTTCTTTACAGTTGCTTTGTGATTGGTCAAGTCTAACTTGTTCTTGAACTTGACTGTATCTAAATCATCTTTCATGTTGATTTTGCCTTTTTTCTTTAATATCTTGTTCAGTTTTACAAGTCCTGTTTTATTAACAGCATGTACGTCGCCATGCACAGTCTTCATCATCTCCTTGTATGAAGGTGCACTGGTGGCGTTCTCATTCTGTCTTGTGAAACTTGGCATCATGTTGTTGTATTCTAGAAGGTCATCTCTGATTGACTGGTTCTTCTTCTCGATGTTCAGTATCCTTGTGAATGAATTTGTGATGGCCGCTGTGTAGTATGCAAATGGATTGTCAGACTTTGATTCATCGAACTGTAGACCTATCTGTGACAGTTGCATCAGTGCTTGTGATTGCATCTCGTCGTTGTAGGTGTAACCTCTCCAGTTTGATCTGGTTCCATATCTCTCACACAACTTCATGTACATCATGGCCAGGGTGTTGGTCATCTTGCCATGGTTACACGAGAAGTGTCCGTTGTCCATGCCGCCTATCCAGTGTGATTTTCCTACGCACTGTGGTTTAGTTTTTTCGTCAAGCCTGTAGTGTTGGAATGGTGGGAAGTTCACTTTTGCATGGTGATCTGAAGTCTGCTTGGGATTCTTCTTTCTCCCGCTGTCCAATGGCACATGATCATACATCATGACTCTGAACACTAGATCCGTTTTGTCTATCTTCCTAGGTGATACTGTGTAGTCCACTAACTTAATTTTCTTCAGTCCTGATGCTTTCGCCGCCTCCCATGCTTCCTGTGTGAGTCTCTTGGCCTTGGCCTTCCTGGCCATTGCTATTGCGTTGGCATTGATCTTCTTTAGATTGGGCACTATCAGATCAAACTGTGCGTCCTCGACAGCAACATGTGAACAGTAGGTGTTCTTGCTGGCATGTATCTGTAACAGTAGATCACGGTTGTTTAGGTACTTTACTCTCTTCATTGTTTCTCCAGTAATGTTAATGTAAAATGACCACAAACAGGTCTGTTGATCTGTGCCGTATGGTTAATTAAGTGTGCCTAAAATAATGCCTATAAATATAGTTTAAGTATACAAAAATTTACAAAGGAAAGCAACCATTAAGATGGCATACGGACAAACAGGAAAACAAATTGGTAAGATAGTAAAGGATGTGGGATCGGGCATATTCAACAGGACACTGGGCAGGCTGTTCGGTTCTGGCATTTCTGCCAACAACAATCACATAAAACGGGCAACTGCTCGTTGGAGCGGCAGAGCTGACAATCAAGACTGGCGTGTGAAACTGACAGTACCAACAAATGGTGCGGCATTGAATGATTTTTTTGACTTTCAGAACAATCCACTGATGTCACCGTTGGCAGGTATTAATGGTATGTTCTGGCCGTTGACACCATCTATGGTGATACAGCATTCAGCAAACTACAACGCACTGGCACAGACACACAGCAACTACCCATTCCAGGCATACCAGAATTCACAAGTGGACTCCTTGAACATAATCGGAGAGTTCCCTGTACAGAATCAGCAGGACGCACAGCACTGGGTAGCAACAGTGAACTTCCTGAGGACAGCTACCAAGATGTTCTTTGGAGCAGACAACGATAAGCTGAAAGGCAATCCTCCACCAATACTTCATTTGTCTGGATACGGAGCCCACATGTTCCAGAAGATACCAGTGGTGCTGAACTCTTTCAACGTTGAACTTAGATCGGGAATAGATTACATATCAACAAAGCAAGAGGCCACGCCTTTCCAGAGCAGTCCACAAAACGTACACTTTGACTTGAGCCAAACAGAGGAGCAGACATGGGCACCGACACTGTCAAACATATCAGTACTAGTGACACCTATCTACTCCAGGGAGTCTATCAAGAACTTCTCAATGAAAGATTTCGTACAGGGAAAATTAAACGGCAAGGGTAGCAACGAGGTAGGATTTATCTAATGGCCAAGTATTCATCAACATCACCTTACTTCGCAACACCGCAGAACAATATCAATCTAGAGACATTCATACCAAGACCGATAACTTCTGAGGAGGACGATCAAAGTTACACAATAGAGAGGACATACGCATACAGACCAGATCTTTTGGCATATGACCTTTACGGTTCACCGAGACTGTGGTGGGTGTTCGCACAACGTAATCCAGACGAGATCGAAGATCCCATTTATGATTTCAAACCAGGCGTGACCATCAAGTTACCTAAGCCTGGAAACATATCCAGCGACCTAGGTATATAGGATGGCAGTTAATGATATAGCCGCCGCGTATAGAGCCAGGCAGTCTGGATCCTTTGAGCTACCAAACCCGCTTCACAAGTACGCTTCCTACAACGCACTGTTCACACTGTCGGCACTGACAGAAGGACAGATCAAATCTGGAAGTTATCTCACTGACACAAAATTATACAGTGTGATTGCAAGGTCCGCCGGTATAGGGCCAACCGGCAACCAACACGCATTCAGGGATGACGAGATCAAAAGATTCGAGGAGGCCGGTCCAGGCATACAGAACAGAATTGAGATAGACAACCAAAAGAAACAGTACGAGGGGTACGAGGGTAGCATAGATCTACTACAAGCAAATCATGACATATTCTTCGAGAACATCAACATACTGTCCACGATAGGACCCAACAACGAGAGGAACCTTGCCAACTTCACCAAGATGGAGTTTGAAATGCATGAGCCCTATGGGGTCACACTTATTGAAAAGATCAGGGCCGCCACATTCCTTGCAGGATATCTTGACTACCAAGACGCACCACTGTTGCTGACGATAGAATTCAGGGGATTTGACGAGAACGGCAATACACTCAAACAGGGCATGTCCGAGACCAGGAAGATACCGATCTTGATAGCCAAGGTGGACTTTGACGTCAATGAGGGTGGAGCCCGGTACAGCATCGTTGCGGTGCCTTATGGTGACTTGGGATTTGATGACAGGTTCAAGGTGGCGAGGACACAATTTGATCTTACCTCAAGTTATTTTCTAGGTAAAGATGGATGGAAAGAAAAAATGGAAGAGGGACTTGCGGACCAGATGACACAGGAGATAGAAGAGAAAGCTCGTCTCTATGAGGACAAGTACCAGTTTGAAATAGAGGATGGTCTGCTCTCCAATCTGGGCGACTACGTCACCGATGAAGATATATCCATACATGGTGGGAATACAGTTGCAGTGGAGCACAGGAATCTTGCACAGGGATTCCAGGCCGCCTCTAGTTCGATATACTCTGGCCAGACACAGCAGGTGGACAGTGGTACAACAGTGATCAAGGCATTCGAGGACTTCTTACTGGCCCGTCCAGGATTTTTTGACCTGGCCAGGGACTTCTGGAGAGCATACCTGACCATGGCCGGATATCCGGTGCCGAATGGCAAGGGCAAAGATCAAGAAGCAAAGAGGACCAGGTTCATACAGGATCTGTTAACAGACGAGTCCAAATCAAGGGAGTTGCAAGCGGTCCTGCTCAAACACCAGTACGTGCCTTGGTTCAAGATCAAGTCCACGGTGTTCACGCAAACTCGTCAAGGCATAGACCCGATAACCAAGATGCACCCCAAGAAGATAGTGTACAAGGCCATACCCTACAAGATACATGTGTTGAAACTGCTGTCAACTGGATTCAGCATAGGATCAGTGGATTGGTCCAAGCTGGTCAGGAAGAACTACGACTACATCTACACAGGCGAAAACCAAGACGTGCAGAATCTTAGAATAAATTACAAGACTGCCTACTACATGAGGAATGTGAGGGGTGACGACAAATCAGAAAACGAGAGTGCAATTCAAAAAGCCGTCAGGGCTACCACGAACTTGGTCTTTGGTAGGGAACAAGCACCGGAACCACTTTTGCCACTGCGAAACTACCCATCCAACATCAAGGGAAGATCGACGGTGGAAGTCACTGGTCGGAAAGGTGGCCACAAGGTACAGGAGTTCTTTGATTACCTCGTGAATCCCACAGCGGACATGATGAGGATAGAGCTTGACATACTAGGTGATCCACACTTCCTTTGCCAGGACGTGTTCACCACCCTGAAAGAGATTAACGACAAGAAGACCGATAGATTGATCAGGATTGACTCGGACTTCGATGAAAATCAGTTTGGCAGTTTCAACGCTGATCAATACATGCCTATGATAAATCTAAGGTACAGGCTACCCACTGACATCCTGGACGACCAGGGCACCATGTTTGGTGACGGTCAGACCGTGCAGGACAACCTGTTCTTCAACGGGATCTACCAGGTGTACAAGGTGGAATCGAAGTTTGACACTGGCCAGTTCCTACAGACGCTGTTCTGTGTACGGATGAACAACCAACAAGGTCAGGGACTTGCACCCTCTGTGATTAATACCGTGAACAGATACACCAACGATAATGCATTAGACATAAGAAAAAAAAATAAAGATAAAGAAAATTTAATAAAGAAGCGGAAAGATGATGACAAGGATTTAGACAAGTATATTAATAATAACCCCTTAAACATATCGCCTTAAACATATCGGGATAAAATAACATATGGCATACAAAGATCAACGAGGATTTACTGATTCACATGACAACCAGAAGACTTTCAGTGAGAAGTTCATTGATGACAATTCTGGTCCGTACGTGGCAACGGTCAAATTCACAATAGATCCGGAGAAGATGGGCAGACTGGGGGTCAACATACCTGCACTGTCCAAGACCACTAATCCAACAGCGAAACAGATAACATGGTGCAATTACCTGTCACCGTTCTACGGAGTCAAGTCACTGAAAAGTGTTGACAAGACAGATCCGTATGATTACAACTCCAGCCAGACCAGTTACGGTATGTGGATGGTACCACCAGACATAGATACCACGGTCTTGGTAATATTCGCCAAAGGGGACAGGGGTAGACTGACCGCATTCTGGATGGGGTGTGTACAGGAACCACATGCCAATCAACAGGTGCCGGGACACGGAGCATCAACAGAGACAGCTATAAAGAGTGACGGAGGTGACTTCTCATCAAGCAAGGAAGACTTGTATGGTACAGATTTTCTGCCTACTGGCGAGAAGAACAGGCAGGTAGTCAGTAAAGAAAATTTAGATCAGGTGAAATATCCTGTGAATGATATTTTAGCAGACCAGCTTATGAAACAAGGTCTTGTACAAGACAATGTTAGGGGGACAACATCGAGTTCAGCACGTAGGGAATCTCCCAGTGCTGTGTTTGGCATAAGCACCCCGGGACGTGTTAGAACAGATTCACGACAACCGACTATAGGACTTGACGGGGGATCGGAGAAGGTGGACAGAGATCATGGACACAGTTTCGTCATGGACGACGGTGCAGTGAACGGTTCTAACCAACTTACTAGGATCAGGACAGCATCTGGACATCAGTTGCTGATGCATGACACGGACGGCATAGTTTACATTGCCAATGGTTCGGGTAACGCATGGATAGAGATGAACAGGGACGGCAAGATAGATCTTTACTCAGGAGTGGGTGGGATAAACATCAGGACACAGGGTGACTTCAACCTACACAGCGATGCCAACATAAACATGCACGCCGCGGGATCCATAAGGATGGGTGCGGAGACGGACATGGTACAGTCGGCCTCGGCCATGTTCAACCTCGGAGACAAGGGAATATTTAACGCCTCACATGCAGGATCCATAAGGGACTATGCAAGGGATGGCTTATCATCATTCACAGAAGGTGTGCAACTGCACGGAGCCGGTGGAGCAATACACCTGGCAGGATCGCAGGTACACATGAACTCAACAAGTGCGAGCTCATCATGGGGACCAACATGGCTGACCACAGACAAGGTGGGAATGACGCCCAGGGAAGAGGGTGACGTGGAACTGGCCAACAAAGGCGTAAAACCACTGCAATCTTTCACTAAGAAAACAAAGACCACAGTACACAGGTTCGTCACACACGAACCAATGCCAAGATTCAAAGCATTCACTTCGGAAGGACACCTACCAAGCTCGGATCCACTGGGCGATCGTCTGGACACCAAGCAGTGGTACAGGCTGTCCAGCACACCAGGAACGGTGGAGTACATGGAACAGAAAAATAGGATTAATCCTCACAAGAGCATCAGGGATGGACAGGCACAGGCTGATTTTGAAAGAATACTAAAGGAAAGGATGGGCAATTCCACAAGTGCTATCAAGGCACGAGAGATATTGGCAGAGGTTGGAAACAACTATGACAAGACGTTCAACGTGATAAATCAGGCCAAGGGGGCGTGGAACGAGGCAGAAAGCATATCCAACAAGTTGAAGAACTTCAACGTCAACGACACAATAGCCAGTGTCAAAAGCAATGTAACGACACAGCTGACCAACCAGGTGATAGAAAGCATATCCGGTAACGGTGCGGTGCAGTTGTTCAAGGACAACGTGTTCGTCAACAATGCCGGGAAGTTGTTCTCACTGGGGAGCAGTAGAGCAGGAAACGTTTTAGATGAATTTGGGACAAGTGGAAACGTATATGGC